GCCGAGCATCTCCGTGGTGTAGACGGCGGAGGACACCGCGCCGAAATCACTGATCGAGGCGCTGTTGCTCATCCTCCACGAGAGATAAGCGCCCGATGTTGCCGATGCGCCGGTGCTGATGTTCACTACGCCAGGGCGGTTGGAAACGGTGGCGTTTCCGATGTTGCCTCCGTTTAGCGTCGACTGGATCAAACGCTGCGGCCCAAGAGAAACGCCAAGCAGGAAGTGCTCGACGTGCTCAAAGGTATTTGTCTCAGCCAACGCGCTGCTGCCGGGGCCGCCCGACGGCGTGGCCGGAGCCCACGCCGAGCCATTCCACGTCGCTACCTGATTCGTAGTAGCTCCAGACTGCGCAAGATCGCTCAGCGTGTGAGTGTGGCTGGTCGGTGTGCGAGCATCGGAGAGCCGGGCGTCGTTGCCTACGCATACGTCGCTCGCGGTGGTGCCGGTCGGAATCCTCGCGATCGCTAGGGTCCCGCTCGTGATCTCGGAGGCCGCGTGGTTGTGCGCGGTGGGCGTGCGTGCATCGGAGAGCCGGGCGTCGTTGCCCTCGCACGCCGTCGACGCGGTGGAGCCGTACGCGACGTCGAGCGTGCCGCTCGTGGTGATCGTGCCGCCGGTGAGCCCCGTGCCTCCAGTAACGCTCGTCACGGTGCCGGTACCGCTCGGCGACGACGGCACCCATGCCGAGCCATCCCACGTCACGACCTGATTGGTTGAAGCCCCAGACTGCGCGAGATCCGATAGGGAGTGGGTGTGGCTCGTGGGCGTGCGAGCGTCGGAGAGCCGCGCGTCGTTCCCTACGCATGCCGTCGAGCCGCTTGTGCCGAACGAAACCGCGAACGACCGATTCGCGGTGAGATCGCCGCCGCCGGTGAGGCCCGTACCCGCGGTGAGATTCACTGACGCCGCGGCGGGCGTTGTCGACAGCGCGAGGTTCTTTGCGCCGTCAATCTCTAGGCCGGTGCCGATTCCGATCCGCTCGCACGTTCCCGATGATGCGGCGGAGCGACCGACGAGGCCCGGACCCGTGAGGCTCCCGATGTCTCCGGCGACGTGCGAATGCGTCGTCGGCGTTCGCGCATCGGAGAGCCGCGCGTCGTTGCCCTCGCAGGCCGTGCCTGCCGTGCTGCCGTAGCTCACCGCCAGCTCGCCGCTGGTCGTGATCGTGCCGCCGCTAAGCCCCGTGCCCGCGGTGATGCTGGTGACGGTGCCAGAGCCGCCGCCGCCGCCGCTTCCCGCTGGTCCCTGCGGCCCGGGTGCCGAGACCACGACTGTATTCGCTCCGGTGATCACAACGCTAGACACTGCGGACCTCCCCGAGAACCGTCACGTTCCCATAGAGAATCGGATAGTCGACGCCGCCGCCCGATACGAGCCATACGTCGTAGCGGTGGTTTCCCACTGCGAGGCCGCGGCCCTTCTCGTCGGAGATCGTGAAGACCACCAGACCACTCGCCGCGGTAATCGTCGCGGTGATCCCGTCGGAGGTCGACGCGAGGACCGTATCGGCGGCGTTGCGGATATGCATCGACGCCGCGTATCCAGTGAGGTCTACCGCGGAGCCGTTGGAATCCTTCCACGTCGCGGAGAGGAGGTCGGTCGCGCCGCGGTAGTAGGTGAAGTCGAAGAGTCCGGGGGTCATATCAGCCTCCTCCAAAGTTTTCGGCGCATTCGCCGTCGAGGACGTTCGCGGCGAAGAACACCCAGACGAGTTCGCCGTCGGTTCGTCGCATCGGCCACAGTTGGACGACACAATCCGAGATCGGCTGGATCGTGAAGCCGGTCGGCGCGGTCGAGAGATCCCACCCCGGCCCCTCGGAGCCGGTTCCGTCGTTGAGCATCTCGCACAGATTGATCGCCTTCACCGAGAGGGTGTGGTCGAGTTCGCCATCCACGGGCGCGAGCGAGCCGTCGATCGCGACCTCTTGCCACGAGTATTCCCACCGGTTCGAGGCTCCCGAGATCGCGGTCGCGGCGGTGATCTTCGCGAAGAGGAAGTCGACCGGCGCTCCCCATCGCGCGCGGTCCGCGGCGATGTCCTCCACCGCGGACTCGCGGCGGCGAACGAACGCTCCCGCGGCGGTCGCCTGGGTGAGTGTCGGAGCGGTGAGCCGCCCGAAGCCGGTTCGGAAGAGCCGCCTCACGGGACCGGCTCCGATGGGTATTCGCGGATCTCGGAAGCGCTTCCGACCTGCGCCTCGGTCGCGCCGCTTGGAACCTTCCGAACTATGCCGCTCGCCTCGGTGGTCGTGGATACCTCGGTACAGAGATTCCCGGATACCTGCGAGTCATAGGTCCGCCATCCCTCAGTGAGCCAGTCCTCTTCGAGCGTGGTAATCAGGTCGTTGAAGTTTTTGAGCGTCGTCTTGCTCGACTCGTAATAGACGGTCGTCGCACGGCGAACGGTGTCGCCCGTCGGGATCGATGTCGCGGGCCTCTTGTCCGTCGTGAGTTTCGGGACTTGGACGTAGTGCCCCCACGGGTCGTAGAGAAACTGGTAGGTGACGCGGACGTACTCGTCGACGTCGGGGTCGATCGACAGGCCTTCGAGGAGGACGGTACCGGCGGGCCATCCGAGGAACGCGGAGGAGTTTCGCGACTGGAGCCACCCCTCCGAGATGAGGTTCGCAACGTTCGGGTAGCCGTGGCCGGTCGTCTGTATCGACGTGTTCCAGATGTACGAGACCGTCGTCGCCTGTTGCCCGAGGTCGATTCGGATCGGCGTCCCGTTGTCGTCGAGATAGTTCGCGAGCGTCGCGGTCGTGATCTCCTCGCGGTAGTTGCCGCCGGTCAACTGAGCCGCGGTCGGAGCCTCCGCGCGGTATTGGTCGACCGTCCGCGTCTGGGTCTGGTCGGTCCTCCAGATATGCGGGAGCGGACACCAGGCATCCTTCGACGTGAAGGTCGCGCGGAGTTCCCACGTCGATATCGAGTCCGCGAGGAACGTCCAATCGGCGGACCGGCATCGGAAGTAGTCCGACCAGTCCGCCGACGTGGTGTCGGGGAGGTACACCCAGAGCTTGCGGCCCGGCACCGGGAGGTTTTGGTCGACGAGGTTCAGCGCGTAGGTGAAGGGATTCCAGACCGCTTCGACGCCGTCGACCTCGACGCGGACGCGGTAGACGAGTTCGACCGAGTCGCCGTTCGGCGTGGTCTCGCGCCGATGGCTCATCGCGATGAGGTTCTTATGCCAGACGATCGCCATTAGATGCCCGGCCCCGTCGCTTGTAGGTTCTGATTCATCTGCTGGAGTTCGCGGAACGACTGCCGCTCCAATTCCGCCGCCTGCCTCGGGTCGAGGATCGCGTCTCGGATTTCCGGGCGTTGTGCCGCGGCCCACTCCTTCAACCACTGGAGGAAGAGCGTGATCGCGGAAGTGTCGTTCGGGTCGTTCATCATCTCATGCCGCGAACGGAGTCGCTCGCGCATCAGTGCGCGGACCGCGGCCTCCGTCGTAGTCGTCTCCGCCGCCGCACCAGCGAACGAGCCTGGAGCCATGGAACGCATCCGCATGAAGTCCGCGCCACCCTTGCCGCCCATCGCTTCCGCGATCGCGAGCGCGTTCGGGCCGCGTGCGGCTTTCGCGATCTCCTCGAAGGCGCTTCCGATGTCCATTCCGGTTGTGTCGACGAGGCCCATATCCGCGGCGACCTTCTCGAACGAGTCGCGGACCGCCATCGCGTCCGCCGCGGTCGCACCCTCGCGGATGCCGCCGCCGATCCGGCGAAGGTCCGCTTGCGTCTCTGGCAAGAGGCCGAGCGTTCGGATCTCGGAGAGGTTTTCGTCACCCTTCGCCAACTGATCCGACATCGCGCGGATCGCGAGCGAGAGCGCGGCCATTCCCGCGCCGATCGCGAGGAACGGCCCGGAGAGCATCGCGAGACCGCCGACGGCTCCGACCGGGCCGAGGTTCATCCCGCCGCCGATCGACGCACCCTTCGACGCGACCTTCGCGGTCGTCGCGACGTTCTGCCGAACGCGCTTCATCGCGGCCTCGAATTGGCCGGTGGTCGCGACCACGTCGATGTTCAGGCGTTCCCTCATCGCATGAGGTCCGCGAGTTCGCGTTGCAAGATGTTCTTCGGGAGGCGTCCGACGCGGCGGCCCTCGCTCTTGAAGAGATTCGCGAGCGCGTGGTCGAAGGCGCTCGCGGCGGCGTGCCGCCCCGCCTGGAACACCTTCGGGATGTAGTGGCGTCCGGGGACGAATCGCCCGCCGCCCGCGGCGATCTTCTTCCGCAATTCCCGAAGCGTCTTCGTCCCGCGCCGTATCCCGCCGGTCGCGGTGAATCCGCGCTCGGAGAAGTGTGATCGCCATCCGGACCACTCGGCCAGGCCGACCGACTCGCTCTTGCGGCGAGTCGATCCGATGAGCCGCGGAGCCGAGCCAATTGCACCGGCGCGGAATCCGCTCGCGGCCCAGAGAACCCGCTCGCCGTGTTGCCGCCGGTAGATCCGCGAGACCGACGCGATCGAGTCGTCTAGGTGCTGGTGATTCACCTTCGAGCGGTGCTTCGCATAAAGCGATTTCAGAAGCGAACGAAACACATTCATGGCTTGCCGCATCGCCCGACGCTGGAAGCGGTCGGAGAGCTTGCGGGGGAGCGCTCGCAGCCGAGCCGCGAAGGTCGGGTCGATCTGCGGAGCGAACCGAACGCGGAGCCGCGAGTCGCGGCGAACCCCGCCGACCGAACGCGGCTCGCGCCGGGAGCGACCGATCGCTCGCCGACCCGAGACCCTGTTCGCCGCATATTGGATCGGGACTTGCAAGGGGTCACTTCCTGAAGAGGTCGAGGATCGAGGTCGGCTTCGCGCGTGGAGGCGGAGCGTCGAACCGAGACCACTCGAAGACTTCGCGCGCCGTCATGTGTTCGACCTCCTCAACGCTCCGACCGAGTCTGCCCGCGAGGCGGTGGAGCCGCCGCCGCGCGGGATTCAGGGGCGCGCCGTCATCGCCTCCCCGACCTTCGCGACGAGTGCGGAGGCGATGTTCGCGGGGACTTGCCTGGCCTCCTCCTCGGTTCGGAGGAAGGGCCGCCCCTCCGAGTCGACGAGGAAGCGCACGAGGTAGAAGAGGACGGCGTCGGGCTTGTTCGCCCGCGCCTCCAGATCGACGAGATCTCCCGCGAGCGGGACGGCGACGTAGTAGCGCGCGTCTTCGTCGCCGAGCGGAATTGGCGGGCGTGGGTGGTGGGCCATCATGGAGCGGGAGTGGCCGCGAAGGTGAGGTCGCTCACGACCTGACACGAGATCGTGCAAGTCGACGCACCGTCTTGCTCCGCGGAGAGGCCGAACGAAGTGATATAGGCGGAACCGGCGACGGAGCCGTCGGCGAAGTCGAGCGTGAATGTGTCCGACGTCGCCGTCTTCCAGTCTTCAAGGATCTTCCCCGTAGCCATGTGGGCGTCGTGCGACAGGTAGACCGTTACGGTGAAGGTCGAGTTTTTCTTCCCGACAATGAATTCCCTATGGGTGTCGGCACCCATTACCGAGACGTCGATCGTCGGGCGCTCGGCGGTGAAGTCGCCGATGGATACGAGTTCTCCGACGTCGACGCCGCCCCAACTGAATGAGGCCGCATTTGCTGAGACTGCCATTAGGAAGCGCTCCGATAGTGGACTTGGAAGACCTGTTCAATCCGAGTGGGTTCGTTTTCCTCGCCGTCGGCGAGGAGCGACTCTTGCGGCGTCTCACCGTCGAACCGAACCGATTCGAGGATCGCCGTCGCGGTGGTGTGGGCGGTTGCGTCGAACGCCTCGCGGACCGCATCCGCGACTGTTCGAGCGCCTAGGTAGGTGTCGGCGACCGACGTGATCCCGACTTCCGCGGAGAAGAGCCCGCTCGCCCCAGAGAGCATTCGGACCGCCGCGATGGATCGGACCTCGAAGACGAGCGCGGGGAGCGACGTACCGGCGAGCCGCTGCTGGAGGTAGACGCGGGAACCGACCTGCGACGAGATCGCCGCGGTGTTCGTGATCGCGTAGTAGACCGCTTGCTCGATCACGCGGCGACCTCCACCGCGTCGACGATCATCACGTCCTCCTCTTCCCGCTCGCGGCGAGTCGCGGAGACCTGAAGCATCTTGTCGCGGTATTCGAGGACCGTCGCGACGGAGAGGCCGTGCGCGATCGCGGAGGGGTACCTCACGCGAACGACGTATTGCGTCCGTTGCGCCACGCCGTCCGCCCACGGCCCCTCCGACGCGACGACCGCTTCGACGTTCGCGGGAATCGTGGAACCGCGGACGAGGGAGGTGGAGCGGCGACCCATCGCGTCGGTGGTTCCAACCGGCGTATGTATCGTCACGCGGTGGCGAAGCATTCCCGCCTGAATCATGGGTCGTCGACCCCCTCGAACTCGGGTACCGCCCATCGGGCGACGACCGACTCGACGCCGAAGTCGACCGCGAACCGCGGCGCGGCTGGTGAGCCGGTCGCCTCGCGCATGAGGTACGAGGACGCGGCCAACTGGAGGACCGCGGCGACGACGTCGGCGGGCGGCGACGTCCACCCGGCGACGTAGGTGATCGTCACCCGATCCGCGGTGGTCTCGTGGAGGGATGGGAGTTCCCCCACGAACCGGACGACCGCGATCGGGTAGGTCGTGTCGACGACGTACAGGGTCGAGGAGAGCGTCTGAGTAGCGCCGTCGGAGTCGACGTAGGTGATCGAAGTCACAGACGCGAACGGAGGGAACGGGAGCGCGATCGCCCGGAACTCGTCCAGGCGGAGATTCCGCGTCTGTTGCGAGAGGAGGCGTCTCGTCGCTCCCTCGAACCACGACGTCGCCGCGGAGAGGTAGAGCGAGAGGATGGCGTCGTCGTCGTCGAAGTCGACGCGGCAATGCGCCTTCAGCAGTGAGAGCGGAATCGGCATAGCGGGAAGGGGAGGCGGGGAGCCGTCGGGTTACCCCGCCTCCCCCGATCCGGGGGCTTGGGTTTAGGTGGTGTTCATCTTGAAGGTGCGGAACGCATCGTCGAGGGTGCGGACCGCGTCGGTGCGCTTCACGACGTAGACGTTCACTTGCCAGTTGGGGGCGTTCGAGTACGGGTCGACGAAGACCTCGGTCGCGCCGCGGTCGAAGATCTCGTAGTTCGAGAACTGGCCGTACACCCCGACGATCGCGTTCAGGCCGATCGCGTCGACGAACTCGCAGATGTAGTAGGGGACTCCGGCGATCGTCCCCGCCGCGCCGTCGCGCATCGCGGTGGACGGGCCATTCGGCTCCCACATGAACGCGCCGGTGCCGGAGCCTTCGCGCATCTTGCGGATGTCGGCGACGACCTCGTCCGAGGTGAGGATCACCGCGCCCGATCGGTACTGCGGGGAGAGCGAGTGGAGCCAGTCGAAGATGTCCTCCGGCTTCGTGAGGCCGGTCGAGACCTGCCCGGCGGTCGCGGTCTTCCCGACCGTCGCGCCGGTGATCACGCCTTGCGGCTGACCGTTCGGCGGTGCGCCGTCGGAGCCGTCCCAGAAGTGTTCCTCCTGCGCGCGTGCGATCCGCATCGAGAGCTTGTCGACGAGGTAGGACTCCAGATCGATCACGGAGTCCGCCATGAGTTCGCGGCTCAGAGTGATCCGCGTCGCGTACTTGTGAGCGCCGACGGAGACCTGAGAGAACGAGACATCGCTCGCGGAGATGGACGCGGCCTCGTTGACGATCGTCGCGGTGCCGAGTCCGTTCTCGACCGCAATAAGCCGATCATCGGGAGTCGAGCGAACGGTCGCGAGGGACCGAATCACCGACGCCTGGTACATCTTCTGGACGATCCGCGACTCGGTGGTCTCGGGGACTGTGTAGCCGCCCGCGGTGGTGGTCGCGATCGAGAGCGCGCGGAGTTCGCTCGGGTCGTTCTTCGCGAGGTAGTGGAAGAAGGCGTCGCGGTACTCCTCGGCGCTCGACTTCGACGCCGCACGGGCCGCGGTCGCGATGCGACCGACCGGCTCGTCGAGGGTTCTCGCAAGGTCGGAGACGCGAGAGCGCTTCGCCTCGGTTCGTGCCTCCGCGTCGAACCTGTCGACGTCGGCGAGAATGCGGTCGAGGGTCTGCGACTCCTCGGCGGTGAGAGCGCGCTTCTCGCTCTCGACCGTCCCCATCAATTCCTGCGCCTGATTGATGAGACGGGCGCGCGTCTCGTGCTGCTGGTTCACTCGCTAGGCAATTCTCCGACGGCTCGGACACGGAGTGCGACCCGACGTCGGGCCGTCTCTAGGGAACGCTCCCCCCGGAGCGTTGAATGTGTGGCGGGGTACGCGGCGACCTGAACGATCGAGATCTCCACGAGGTCGACGTCTAGGAGCGTCCGGTGGAGGACGCCGTCGCGGCGCTCCCAACAGTCTTCCCTCGTCGTGAATCCAAAACTCATCGCCCCATCGAGGACGCCGACCGAGAGGAGTTCGCGAACATCGCGCCCCGTCGTCGTGTCGGGCAGTTCCATCGAGAACGCGAGCCCGACCGAGTCCTCGCGCAGGTCGAGGGTCTGCGGCGTGCGCGCGAGGGGCCAGGTATCGGAGTGGTTGTAGTACGCGAAGACCTCCGACGAAGCGAGGCTTCGGCGGAACGCTCCCGGCTCGATCGTCTCCACGAATTCACCACGAGGGGAGGGGAGTGGGAGGCTTGGCGATCGGAAGACTGCGGCGTAGCCGCCGAGCCGGGAGCCGTTCGCGGACGCTTGTCGGACGCTGCGGCGTTCAATCTTCATCGGGATCTGCCTCGTCTTCGTCTTCGTCGACGTCCTCCATCCCTACGAGCGTGTTCGCCGGGCGGAGAACCTCGTCGCCTCCCTCGACCGGATTCAATCCGAGCCGCTCGCGCGCCTCGTTCTGGGTGAGGAGGCCGACCTCCACCGCGGAGCGGAGCGCCGAGACCTGATCGGCGAACGAACCCTTCAGGAGGTCGCGCGTATCCCATGAGATACGCTGTCCCGGCATGAGGAGTTTCCGTCGGATCTCCTCGCCCCAGACCGCGCACCAGTGCGCGAGACAACCGTCCCAATAGGTTCGGGTGAGTTCGACGATCGACGCGAACGTCGATCGCGAGTGATCGGAGAGGTAGACCACCGGCACGCCGAAGAGCCGCGAGACTTCTTGGATCGAGAACTCGCGCGCCACTTGCCACATCTGATCTTCCAACGATTGGTTGATTTTCTCGATGCGCATCCCCTCGCCGAGAACGAGAGGACGCCCGGCGTTCTGGGAGCCGCCGTGCTTCGTGAGGTACGAGTCGACGATGGACTGTTGGGCCGCGGCGGAGAGCGTGCCGGGATGGACGAAGGCCAGTTTCGGAACGCCCGCATTTTTGTAGAGGCTTCCCCCCGCGCGTTCCATCGCGCGCATCAGGCCGAGCGCCTCGCGCGCTTGGCGGATCGGCGACTCGCCCCAGAGACCGTCGCCGCCGGGCGCGCGGATGTGGAGGACGTCCTCCGGCTCAAGCGTGCCGAGTTCGGAATGGCGGTACGTCACCGCGCCGCCGGAGACGAGGAGGGAGACGTCGCCAGGCAAGAGCGGAACGAGCTCGAGGATCTCGCCGCGGCCCGATCGCACGATCTGCGCGAACGCATTCCCATAGCGGAGGCATTGAGTCGTGAGTGTTCGCCTGAACTCGAATCCGCCGTGGTATCGGTTCGCGTCCAGTTGCAACAGGTCCGCGACCGGCGAGACCACCGACGAGGCGGCTCGACCTTCGCCGGTGGTCACCGAGACCGGGAGCCGCGCGAGGTCGTTCCCGATCATCGAGATCGCTCGATAGACCGCGACGATCCCCCAACAAGTTTCCTCGGTGACTCGCTCGCCGCTCGCGGCGGGAGGTTCCATAAGAAACAGATTCGACGCTTGGTTCGTCGATAGGCCGAAGGCGCGCCTCGCGATGTCTCGCAAACTCAACCCGGCCCGCGCTTCCTCCGACGGCTCACACCCCTACCCCCGCCTCGTACATCGACGGCCCGGTCCCTTGGGACAAGGCCCAGACGTGAACGCCCATCATAGCGGCTATGAGGCCGTCGATAAGCCCCCGCGACTTGTCCTTCACCGGCCTCATGTTCCCGTTGTTGTCGGTCCAGACGGCGGCATTCGCGCAGCACATCCGAAGGATCGGGTCGCCGCCGTGCCGGAACCGGCGCGATACCCATAAATTCCCCCACTCCTGCGTGGCCGGGGCCATGAGTTCGAGGGACTGCTTAAACGCCGCGACCGGGAGGCCGTCCGAGTCGAGGGTCTCAATGAAGTACGAGGACGCCCACGGGTCGACCGCGATCTCCACGACCTCGTACCGCTTCGCGATCTCCAAGAGTTCGACGCGGATCGCCTCCCAAGAGACATCGCGCCCGGGCGTCAAGTTGAGCCTTCCTTCGTGCTGCCACCTCTTGAACGGCGCGCAGTAGTAGACCTCGCGCTCGCGGGCGTGTTCGTCTGGGTACCAGTACCGCCCGGCCAATTGGACGAGGCCGTCGGGGCGGGGATGGACGATCACGACCGCCGATAGATCCTGGCTCTTCGACAAGTCGACGCCGACCCAGACCCTCGACCCCTCGGGGATCTCGACCGGCTCGCCGCCCGCCTCGTCCCAGTGCCGCATATCGAGCCACCGACCCACCACGTCGACCGGGCGCGCGCAATGGAACCGCGTGAACTCGACGCGGCCCATCGGGGTAAGCGACATGTCCGCCCACTGGGCCTCCAATACCTCGGGACGGAGGGACGCCCCGAGCGATGGATTGGCCTTCTTCCAGACCTCGCGGTCCTCGATGTCGTCTCCCTCGTCGATCCCGTAGATGAGCGGGAACCACGAGTCGAGGTCGATCTCGCCGAGAAGAACCTTCTCGGCCTTGGCGACCATCTCGGGATACACGAGGTCGGGGCAGTTGCCTGGCGTTGATATCAAGAGGGCCAGGGCGTCCTCGCGGGCGACCGTCGAGGTCGTGAGTTTGGTCACAAAGCGACCCCGCCACTCCGAGACCTCGTCGCCCACCCATAGCGAGGGGTTCAGTCCGTCGAGGGACTTCTCCGCCGCCGTCTCCGCGTTCATCATCCCGTAGGGCGACCGGATCGAGCGGTAGAGGACGTCGGCGTCGGGTAGGGGACCGGCCATCTCGCGAGCCGTGTCGAGGACGATCGCGGCTTGCTCGCGCTTGTTCGCGATCACATGGACGGCGCGCCCGGCCTTGGCGCGACCCACTAACTCCCAGAGACACAGGCCCGCGGCGAGAGTGCTTTTCCCGTTCTTCCGCGCGACCTGAACCAACGCGAGCCGGGTCCGCGGGAGGCCGCTCGCGAATCTCCACCCGATGCATCCGGCAACTAGCCACTGTTGCCACGGGAGGAGGCTCCACGCCTGGCCAGAGTGCGAGCCGGTGAGTCGGAGCGACTCGATCCACGAGACCGCGCGGTCGACTTCCTCCCAATCCATCTGGAGATCGTCGCGGTCGAGGTCGCGGACCCATCGCTCCGCGGCGAGGCGTATCCAACGGTTCGACGCGATCGAGCCGTCGAGGATGCCGCGAACGTGCGCGGAGACGACGGACTCGGAGGCGGCGGCGACCGCCGCCGGCGGCGGCGAAGACGCCGCCGCCGGCCGCGGCCTTGGTA